AGGTCCTCACGGAGATGCTCCTGTCGAAGGACGGGAACCTCCAGCGTCGGTGGAAGACCGTCGAGGAGCTTGCGGCCGCCATGCGGGTCTCGACCATCGTCTCGGTCGAAGCCATGGAGACCGAGCCCACCCTCCTCGGCATCGTCGTGAACCTTCGTGACTACAACGTGGGCGCCGACAAGGGCGGCGAGATCAACCTGTTCGACGACTTCGACATCGACTACAACCAGCTCAAGTACCTCATGGAGACTCGCATCTCCGGGGCACTCGTCAAGATCAAGTCGGCCCTCATCATCCGTGGCAAGGCCTCCACTGACGTCAAGCTCGCCAACCCGACGGCTCCGACGTTCAACTCGACCACCGGCGTCATCACGATCCCGACCATGACCAACGTGGTCTACAAGAACGACCTGACCGGCGCCACGCTCTCCGCCGGCGCTCAGAGCGCTCTGGCTGAGGGTGCGAGCCTGACCGTTCGGGCCGACGCTGCGACGGGCTACTACTTCGACACCAACGCCGAAGACCAGTGGACCTTCACCCGCCCGACGACCTGATAGGTAACTACGGCGATGGCGAAGTTCTACGGTGAGGTCGGGTACGGCGAATCTGTAGAGACTGCCCCTGGTTCCGGTGTTTGGGAAGATCAAATCACCGAGTTTCAGTATTACGGCGACGTAATCAGAGACACCAGGCGGCTCCGAGAGGGAGAGTATTTGAATGACGATCTCTCTGTCGGAAACTCGATCAGCATCGTCGCAGACGCTTATGCCAGTGAACATTTTCACGCCATTCGCTACGTGAAGTGGGCGGGGACTCTATGGAAGATTTCGGAAGTCGAAGTCCAGAGTCCCCGCCTCCTTCTGAGGCTGGGAGGTGTATACAATGGCCCCACGGCTTGAGCTTCAAGCAGCTCTTGAAGCGGTTCTGGGATCGGGGAACGTATATTTCCAGCCTCCGACCAACGTGAAAATTCAATATCCGTGCATCGTATACAAACGATCTGATGCCGATGTTGCGTTCGCTGATAACCAAACTTATCGTCGTGGTTGGCGTTATCAAGTAACGGTCATCGATAGCAATCCTGACAGTGAAATCCCCGATAAGATATTGGCCGAGTTCCGCCCCAATTTCAATCGGCATTACACTGCAGGAAATCTCAACCACGACGTTTTCGAACTCTACTTTTGAGAGGTAATACATGACTAGGCTCATGTGGGACCAGACCGGCGAAAAGATCTATGAGTACGGCGTCAACTGGGGTGTTCTCTACATTCCAAACAATGTCGGCGTCTACGACAACGGATACGCCTGGAACGGTCTCGTCTCGGTCACCGAATCGCCTTCGGGCGCTGAGGCCAACCCGCAGTACGCGGACAACATCAAGTACCTGAACCTGATCTCGGCCGAGCAGTTCGGCGGCACGATCGAGGCGTTCACCTACCCGGAGGAATTCGGGCAGTGCGACGGTACCGCTTCCCCGGAGCCCGGTGTCAACATCGGCCAGCAGGGTCGCAAGTCCTTCGGTCTCTCCTACCGCACTCGGGTGGGCAACGACCTGGAGGGGACCGACTTCGGCTACAAGGTCCACCTGGTCTACGGCGCTCTTGCGGCTCCTTCTGAGAAGGCGTACGCGACGATCAACGAGTCGCCGGAAGCCATCACTTTCAGTTGGGAGATCTCGACCACACCGGTCGACGCCGGCGGCAGCTACAAGCCGACTTCCAGCATCACCATCGACTCCACCAAGGTCGACGCTGACGCACTGGCCGACCTGGAAGACATCCTGTACGGCACGGTCGGCGTGGATCCCAAGCTCCCTTCGCCTGCCGAAGTCCTGGCCCTCTTCGCCGGCACGGTCACCACGGTGACGCCGACTGCTCCGACGTACAACAGCACCACCAAGGTCATCACGATCCCGACTGTCACTGGTGTCGAATACCGGATCAACGGCGCTGTCGTCACGGGCACTGTCACGATCACCGTCGACACGGTCGTCACGGCCAACCCGTTGCCCGGCTACAGGTTCCCGGACGTCACGGACGACGACTGGTTCTTCGACTTCTGATCGGAAGAACGAAAGGAGGCTAGAGAGTGCTCGAACTTTTGGTTGGCGACGAGTCTTACGACGAAACGAAACAAGAATTCGTCATCGAGAATGGCGTTGAGCTTCAGTTGGAGCACTCTCTGGTCTCGCTGTCAAAATGGGAGTCAAAATACGAAAAACCATTCCTCAGTAGCGAAGAGAAGACTGAGGCAGAGATGTTTTGGTATATCAGAGCGATGACTCTGAATAGTAAAATTCCTCCGGGGGTTTTCGACAAATTGACGCCCGATCACATCAAGGCGATCGATGAGTACATCAACGCCAAGATGACTGCAACGACTTTCGGAGACGAGAAAGATCAACCTCGTGGTCGAGAGATCATCACATCCGAGCTCGTGTATTACTGGCTGATCGCACTTCAGATTCCGTTCGAATGTCAGCATTGGCATTTCAATCGGCTGCTGACCCTCATCAAAGTCTGCAATGTGAAGAACTCCCCAGAGAAGAAACTCAGCCCAGCTGAGCTTGCTGCTCGCAATCGAAATCTCAATGCTCAGAGAAAAGCCAAGCTGGGCACTTCCGGATGATTGGAGGAACGCGGAATGCCGAAACTTACGTGGGGCGATGCAGGTAAGCGTTTCTATGAATCCGGAATCGATCGAGGGGTTCTTTATGTCGGGAGCAATCCCGGCGTCTCTTGGTCGGGCCTTGTTTCGGTAAACGAAACGCCATCCGGTGGAGAATCAAAGCCCTTCTATTTCGAGGGCATTAAGTACCTGAACTACTCTTCGGCTGAGGAATTCGAAGCGACCATCGAGGCGTTCACTTATCCTGATGAGTTCGCGGCGTGCGATGGGACTGAGGTTCCTTTCAGTGGTTTCTACGTCACCCATCAAAGACGCCGGTCTTTCGGCTTCTCGTATCGAACGAGGGTCGGAAACGACACTAACGGATCTGAGCACGGGTACAAGATCCATCTGATATACAACGCCCTAGCCGAACCATCAAACGTGACCAACTCCAGCTTTAGTGATTCTGTTGACCCGAACAACTTCAGCTGGAAGATCACTACTCGACCACCTGCAATCCAAGACTTCAAGAGAACTTCACACTTCGTAATCGATAGCAGATTCGTTGCTCCAGGGGCCCTGGCCGTCATGGAATCGATTCTGTACGGATCGGACGAAGCTGCTGCTCGGCTTCCCTCGGTGACGGAAGTCTTCGATGTCTTCACGGAGAACGCACTCTTCGTCGTTACGGATAACGGCGATGGGACTTGGACCGCAACAGGTCCGGATTACCTGATCGAAATGCTTGATGCAGTAACGTTCCAGATCGAAAGCCCGACGGCGTTCTTTGTCGATAGCGACACCTACACGCTGAGTAGCTCTACCTAGAAAGGGGGTCGAATGGCTACCGTAACCGGTATGACCGCTGCGAAAATGCTCGAGATTCAAAACGCCTCGATTGTCAGCGGAGAAATCGACGAGGACGATCATCTGATTCTCACTAACTATGGTGGGGGTGAAATAGACGCCGGTCTGGTCACCACCAGTGACATGTCGTTGGCTGGAAATCAGACCGTCACCGGAATCAAGACGTACAACGCAGGAACTCTTCTCGACAAGGGTTCCATGGTGTACAACGTCAAGGCTTTCGGTGCCGTAGGTAACGGCACAACCGATGACACTGCGGCACTTCAAGCCGCGGTTGATGCGGCTCACGCAGCAGGTGGGGGAACCGTCTGGATCCCCAAAGCGACGTACAAACTTGCCACCGTTCCGCTGAAGCTATATTCCGGGACAACTCCGACGATCACGGCTTACAGCAACATCACGCTCGACAGTGACGGTGCGGTTCTTGCTCAGTCGACTACCGGCGTCGACGTCATCAAGGCGTTGAACGACGCGGCCAACAGCGCACAAAGCGTGAATGTCACGATTCGGAATCTGAAACTCAGTTTCTCCGGAACGGCAACGAATAGCGGCCACGGTCTATATTTGGCGCAGGTTAGCGCCAACGGTCCGGCGTACATGCAGTGGCACCTCGACAACGTGTCCGTCAACAATTGTCAGGGAACTGGCAAGTACGGCTTCGTATTCGAGTCGCTCATCGTGAGCACTTTGGATCGATGCATCGCGACCGAGTGTGCCGGAGGCTTCTGGTTCAACGGTGAAGTTGGTTCGACTTTCGGATCCGTCAACACTTCCGTAACCATGAATAGCTGCTATGCGAACATGGGCGTCAACGGTGTCAACGGGTATCGGTTCGTCAACTGCACATATTTCTCGGTCAACGCTTGCGCCGCGGACTTTGGAAACAACTCGGCGGGCGCCGCATATTTGATCGAGTGCGGGAACTCGATGTCGTTCAACGGTTGCGGGTTCGAGCTGGGTGGAGCGAACACTCTAGCCGCGGGCTTCAGAATCAAGGCCAACACCGGCGGTTTTGGTGGCGGTCAGAATGTCCTCACCGCATGCTACGGGTTCCTGTCCAAGGACACCAAGGAAGTCTGGATTGCGGGTTACGGCCAAGCCACAACGGTGACCGGCTACCAGTCGAATAGTTCCGTTTCGGGCTCGACTGGGCTGTACGTCGAAGACTATGTGGAAGTGACTGAAACTTCCTGTTCATGGAGTGCGGCTACCAAACGCTTCCTAGACCCGTACTGCACTTGGCGTACCCCGGGAATCACCAGAGTTCAGAACTTCTTCGCAAACAACGCTCCTGCGCCCGCTGCTGGGAAGACTGACTTCTTGTTCGTTGGCGATCTCTCCGGTGCAACGACCGTGGGCGCCATGACTGGAATCGCAGAAGACGGTCAGATCATGGAGATCTGGTATCGAGACAACGGTGGAGCTGCACGAGCTATCACGCACAATGCTGCTTACCAGAATGGTCCCGCAAACCTGATCACGACCACGGTGCTCGGCAAGAACGTTCGCGAAGTTCTCCAGTACAGTTCTGGATCGGAAAAGTGGGTTTGCATGCAGTCTTCTCCCGCCGGCTGGTAAACGAAAGGGGCCTCAATGATATCTTTCACAATGCGAGGCTCTCATCGACAGTCGGAGGCCTTTCTCAGGAAGCTGCAAAAAATCGATATCCCATCGGTTCTGCGCAAGCACGGTCAAGCCGGCGCCGACGCCCTTTCTAAGGCAACGCCGATTGACTCAAGCTTGGCTTCACAATCCTGGGGCTACGAAGTTTCCAGCTCCGGAGGGGTTCATCGAATTACCTGGACGAACTCCGATATCGAAACCGGATTTCCCGTAGCCGTCATGTTGCAATACGGCTACGGGACTGGGACTGGGGGATACGTTCAAGGGGTGGACTACATTAACCCGGCGATCCGACCTATATTTGACAAGATCTCAGCAGATGTGTGGAAGGCGGTGACCTCCTTATGGCTACAATCGAAGAACGCGTTGTCGGAATGAAATTTGACAACGCTCAATTCGAAAAAGGCGTTCAGTCAACCCTGAATTCCCTTGCGAATCTCAACAAGGGCCTTCAGCTTCAGGGGGCCACCAAAGGTCTTGACGGTATTGGTAAAGCGGCCGGCGCTCAATCCGGATCTCTAAAGAATGTCGAGCACGGCGTTCAGGCTATCGCCGATAAATTCCGGACGATGAGTCAAGTCGGCATTTCTGCTTTGACTTCACTCACCGATAGAGTCGCCGCCTCCGGCGCGAGTTTCTTGAAGTCGTTCAGTATCGGCCCAATCATGGATGGTTTTCGAGAGTATGAACTCACTCTCAACTCCGTTCAGACGATTCTGGCGAACACGGGCCTTTCTGGTAGAAAGGGCCTTGCCGAGGTAACCAAAGCATTGGACGAGTTGAACCATTACTCGGACCAGACGATTTATAACTTTGGTGAAATGGCAAAGAGCATCGGTAGCTTTACGGCTGCCGGCGTAAACCTCAAGACTTCAACGGCGGCCATTAAGGGCATTGCCAACCTTGCCGCTGTCTCCGGTGCTAACTCGGAGAAGGCTTCCCGAGCGATGTACCAGCTTTCACAGGCCATTGCCGCGGGTAAGATCGGGCTTGAGGACTGGAACTCGGTTCAGCAAGCGGACCTTGGCGGGCAGGTCTTTCAGAAGTCCTTGATCGAAACTGCTCGCGTTCACGGTATTAAAGTCGATGAAATGATTAAGAAGGAAGGCAGCTTCCGACTTAGTCTCTCAAAAGGCTGGCTCACGTCCAAGGTCTTGACCGACACGTTGGCCAAATTCACGGGCGACCTAAGCGCAAAGCAGCTCAAGGCTCAGGGGTACAACGAAAAGCAGATCAAGGACATCCTGAAGCTCGGCAAGGTCGCTCAGGAATCAGCAACTAAGGTCAAGACTTTCACGCAGCTCATGGGGAGCTTGAAAGAGGCTGCTGGATCTGGATGGGCTGCTACGTGGAAGCAGCTGTTCGGTGACTTCTACGAGGCTCGAACTCTGTGGACTAGCGTTAGCGATGTCCTCGGCGGGTTCATCGAGAACTCGGCCAAGGCACGAAACAAGGTCATCGGTGATTGGAAAGCTCTCGGCGGTCGTACGGTACTGATCGAGGGGATCGGAAACGCCTTCAAGGCTTTGGTTTCCGTGATCAAGCCGATTGCTGAGGCATTCAGACAGATCTTCCCGGCAACAACTGGTAAACAGCTTTATGATTTCACGGTCGCCATTCGGAACTTCACCGAAAACCTCAAAATAGGAGGGGAAACAGCAGACCGGCTTAAGCGTACATTTGCCGGAGTTTTCGCTGTTTTCGGAATCGGTTGGGAGATCGTAAAGCAACTGGCCATAACTCTCTTCGGTCTTTTCAGCACAGCTTCCGAGGGGTCTGGCGGATTCCTGAAGACCACCGCAAGTGTCGGAGACTTCTTGGTTGCCCTGCACAAGGCGATCGCAGAGGGCGAAGGTCTCGGAAAGTTCTTCCGGAATCTGGGCGTTGTTCTAGCACTGCCCATCAAACTCCTTCAGTTCGTTGGGTCTCTATTCGCCCGACTGTTCGAGAATTTCGACGGAACTGCAGCAGCGGATTCCATTACTGGAATCACCAAGAACCTTTCGCCTTTGGCCCTCATTAGCGCTAAAGTCGGAAGCATTTGGAATGGGTTCATAGCCATTCTGAATAAAGTCGGACAGGTGTTCTACGGTCTCGGGGAGAAGTTCTCGGCGTTCTTCAATAAGACTGGAGAAGGCGCGGCCGGTCTATCCGAGAAGTTCCAGTTCAAAGACCTCCTCAGCACGATCAACACGGCATTGTTCGGCGGCCTTGTTCTACTGTTCAAGAAGTTCTTGGGCCGAGGACAAAACGGGGTTGGCGGCATCTTCGAGGGTCTTACCGACGCCCTAGACGGACTTACCGGAACGCTCAAGGGGATGCAGCATGCGCTTAACGCAGCCGCTTTGCTTCAGATCGCCGCGGCAGTGGGCATTCTCGCTTTCTCCATGAAGACTCTTGCGGGGATCGATGCTGATGGCTTGAAGCGCGCCGGAGTCTCCATCACTGCGATGATGACTCAACTGGGCGTTGCGTTGTTTGCGTTCCAGAGGGTTTCTACCCTGCCTGGGATCATCAAGATGCCCTTCATTGCGGGGTCGATGATTCTTCTCGCCACGGCGCTCACCGTCCTCGCGGGGGCAGTTAAGATTCTCTCGACTCTTAGCTGGGATGAGTTGTCGAAGGGTCTCGTCGGGGTTGGTGGCACTATGGCCATCATGATCGGCGCAATGATATTCATGCCTTCTGCATCTGGTCTATTCCTGAGCAGCCGAGGCATGGTCGTTCTTGCGGGAGCCATCAAGATTCTGGCGAGCGCAGTAAAGGACCTTGCGGGTTTGAGTTGGCAGCAGCTTGCAAAGGGTCTTATCGGCGTGGGTGCGTTGCTCGGTGCACTTACGTTGTTCACTCGCCTGTCCCAAGTCAGCATCGGGGCAGTAGCACAAGGTACCGGACTTATCCTTCTGGCCACTGGGATTAAAATCCTGGCGAGCGCAATGAAGGATCTCGGCGATCTTCATTGGGAAGAGATCGCTAAGAGTCTAGTGGCGATGGGTGGCAGTCTGATCCTTATGGCTGCTGCTTTGAACCTCATACCGCCAACGGCCGTGTTCTCTGCTGCGGGAGTCTTGGTAGTTGCGGCATCTC